CCTGTGCTAGTTCCTGTGCTAGTTCCTGTGCTAGTTCCGGTACTCGTTCCTGTGCTAGTTCCGGTGCTAGTTCCAGTACTGGTCGCAGTGCTAGTTCCAGTACTGGTCGCAGTGCTAGTTCCAGTACTGGTCGCAGTGCTAGTTCCGGTGCTGGTTCCGGTGCTGGTTCCGGTGCTGGTTCTTGTAACGCCACCAGTTTCAGTGCTTACCTGACCCTGTGTTCCGGTATTTGTGGAACTTTGTAACTGATTAGCCGAACCCGTCTTGGCCGTTGTCTTTTGAAGTGCGTAAGACGAATCCTGCCATCCCCTTACTAGGTTCATCTCAAAATCAACCTTTTCAGGCAGTTCAGCGATTGCGTATTGACGTGCGCCCACGATACCAACTTTGATTTGCTGAATAGTCTCAGTAATCAAGTTGTCTAGCTCTGAAAGAGGGATGATGTTTTCCATTTTAGTAGCCCCTCGCAGACTTAACCCGATTTGCCGGTGAAGCCATGTCATTAGACTCAAGTTGGCCGAGTCCGATTATTGCGTTCTCATATCTCTTCATGACTCCATCTTTAGCAATCTCAGGATTCCAAATTTCGGACATGGCTAGTTCGCCTTCGCAAATAGGCAAAAGGAATGACGCAACATGACTATTCCGTACTGGAATCGTTGTTTGAGCCGAAAGATCGGTGATAACCAACTGGGAAGGCTCAAGTTCTACTGTGATCGATACAATATAAGATGTCTCCGGAAGCGGGTGAACACGCAGATAGAATGGAGGGAAAGCACCTCCGATTGATCCAACTGCTTCAAGTTTATAGGCTGAAGGCTTTCCGATTGCCGTAGGACTGATCCATATTTCAGCATCCTCCCTTTTCAGAACATTCCCGTTGATTGCGGGATGCGTGACAACCCTAGCGACGCCGGATGGAAGCTGAATTGCATCTCCGTAAATCGTCCCGTTTATAGTCCCAGTACTCCCACCCCAGTTTGCTAGGAATTGGTTTGTTCCTACGATCTGCTGGGGATCATTTTTATCTGCAAACACTACCGAGGATCCCTCTTGGCTTGCTGTCGCAGTATAACCCGTGAAGTTTTGACTACCGTTTGTTAGTCCAAATGAGGCTGTAATAGGGGCCGGAAGCGTCACACTTGCGCTAGCATGACGATAGTTTGGAGGAGTCCTAAGGTGATATGACGAAAGTCCGGAGTTGATAATATCAACAAACCGGATCGCATCTTCGACTGTAAGTAAAGCTACGTCCTTGGCCGGCGTAAATCGAACGAGACGCTGGGCTAGCTGGGCTGAGTTCATTTTGCCTTAGCCTCTTTTGGCGTAACTCTCGGTGATGTTCCGGAAAGCACTGCGAGAGCATTCTGGTAATCTTGTTCAACAAAGGATTCCCGCCCTTTATCCACGAAGAACCTAGTACCTAGACCCAGCTTACGGACTACCGGAAGTAGGATTGCCTCGTAGTTATGAGGAACTGCAATAACGGTTTGTGAGGCGTAATCAGAGTAAGTATAACGAGTTGGTTGTTTAATGACGTCCACTGAAATGCTTGCCGTAGATGCAGGGGCCGGAACAGTCAGGATCCGGAGTCTTACGGAATCTGCCGTAGATTGACGGTTTTCTTCAAGAAAGTAGAATTGCGGTGTTCCTGATGAAATCGTGGGAGAATCCCCGAAAAGCAGTCCAAAACGCTCATAGGCTCCCCTGCTAGAGATCTGCAAAAGCGGTTGATTTGTCGAAGCTACCCTGACCGGCCCGATGACTGTTTGAATGTTATCATCCAGCGTGGCAACCCCTGAACTATTTACAGTAACGGTGATAGTTTCACGGGCAAAATAGGACATCTCTTTGGCGTTTGACCAAATCAGTTGCATGGCCGAATTAAGGGTATTTACGGTTCGATCACGAAGGAACGTGGTTACGTTTGTCTCGGCTTCAAACCCCCAATTACCCCAAAGATCGTCAAAAACGGTTTTAACTGTCATTTTTGACTACTTTCTTGCGCTTAGGAGCCTCTTCTATGGCCTCCTTGGGTTCTTCCAAGAACATGACAACTGCCTTCTGGTAGGTATTTTCCTCTGAAGTCGCTAGATCTAGGATGATTGAATTGTCCTCAATCCCGATCTCTTTTCCGTTTAGGATGTGCTTTTGATAAGTGTCAGACCAAGTAAAGGTATATTCTCTTAAGGATTTCCCGTTTAGATACGTAATAGGCCCGTTGATTGAACGGGAAACTCCTGCGAGATAAAGAATTGCTTTCATTGTTAAAAGTTGCCCCCGCCTAGATTTTTATGTCTAGGCGGGGTACAACAATTCCGTTTTTTAGTCTATTAGCTAATCACGGGGAGGTTCAGACCGGCATAGCTGATGGCATGTTCTACCACCGCATAGTTCGGGAAACGCCCGTCGGGACGTTGGAACGGAGTCTGACCGAAGATCGAAGTGATATACACCTTGCGGATGAAATCACCGTCGAACATTTCTTCGGTACGCTCGTTCGTGAAGCGTCCGTAGCCACGAAGGGCCGAGGAAGCTCCGAGAACCACGGTACGACCAATCGGAACACCGGATGAGTTGGTTTCCACAATAAGGGATCCAACGGGGTGTTGCCGGCTCAGTTTAGCATTCGCCCAAACGCCATCCGTGGCATGAGCAGATACCGCACCGATAGTGGCTTTCAAGTAAGATCCGGCAGATTCAGCCGTAGTCTTAAGTGCGCCAGTGATCGTGAGTTGGTTGCCGTTGTTCGTCGTGTAGGAATAGAGGCAATACTTTCCGTCCGTCAGGTTGTAGATGAGGACGTATTTTTCGCTACTTCCAGCACTCAGAGCATCGTCTGGTGACCATTTGTAGGCATAGTTCGAGAAGAACTCGAAGAACTTGGGCGCAGTCTTATCGCCAGCCGACACCGATCCGCCACCCTTCAATGCGAAGGAAGCAGAGGGAGCAGTGGAGAGGTCTGCACCTAAATATGCCTTGGGGTTAAGAGGAGAGCCAACCGGCCCCCATCCGTCGTGATCAATCGGGTCATAAGACCGGATTACGTGGCCGTTGATGTTCGAGAATCCACCCTTGAAGATGTAGTTCTCGTCACCACGGACGCCAGCATCACGTTGAGCCTGTTTGTAGTCGGAAGAGTTCTTCAACGACAACAATCCTTCGCCAGTCGATACGAATGTGAAGGCATTGACGGAGTTTTTACCGACTTTGCCAACCAAGGCGGGTTTAGCACCACGGGTACGCATCTGCTGACCAAAGGTTGTAACGGCATCCATTGTCAAAACGTCGGCGGAACGAAGGTCGTTCGTCGTCGCTTTGTTGTTGGGGCGAACGGTGTTTTCACTGTTGCCCTTGTGGATGAACATTTTCAGGAGACGTTCGGTTTTTTTCCGTCCGAGCCAGTTACCCAACAAGTTGGGGATGCTGGACTTGAGTTCGGTCATCAAACCGGTTTGATCTTCCGTCCGGATGTTGTAGGAAACCGCATGCCGGAGGTAATCGACTGAGAGCGTATAGCTCCCAACTCGGAACTCTTCGACGTTCGATCCTACGATCTCGTCGCCCTGAACACCGTCACCGAACAACTGGGCCATTGTCCGGAAGGTGATTTTCTGCCCTGCGCCTTTGGCAAGATCGGTGACAGACATAATAGGAGAGTTCTGAGAACCACCTTCAAAATCATTGAAGTAATCCTCCTGAGCCTCGCTAATCTGCACACCCTTCTTCCAAAGTTTAGGGAGAAAATCACTGTTAGTCGTCTGAGCGTTAAGCTCGGACGTTAGATTTACATTAGGAACGCTAAGGTTAAATGCTGATGCCATAGTCGTATCCTCCTATTCTTTTGGAGGGAGCAGTAGTCGGTAACTGCTGACTGGGGCTATCGCCCCGAATTAACAACTTAGATCTTGCCGATCAAAGACCGGAAGGCTTCTTCGTCACTAATCCCGTCGAGTACAGTTTCCAACGATTTGATACTGCTCCCGTTTGAGCGAGCGTTTCCACTCGCTATTGGGGTTTGTATCGCTTTGCGGGATGCACTTGATGGGGCTGGGGTGACAACCTTCTCAACCTTCCGGTTAGGATCCTTGGGAGCGATTCCCAAGTCGTTGCCGGCCATTTGAGCGATCTTGAAAGGCTTATCGGCGGAATAGTAAAGTGGGTTATCCTGCTCCTTAAGAGCATTATCGATTTCCACCATCCTGCGTACTAACTGACTTTGCTTGTCGGTAGTGTCCGGATAAAAAGAGACTGCTTTCCGTTTCGAATCCTCGACTGACCTTTGGTAGCTTGCACGGGCTTCAACTTCTGCTTCCTTAGCGGATTCCCGAAGTTGCGCCTGTTTCTCCCTTAGTCCGTCAAGAGTTTCGTCCAGATCCCCTAGTTTTTCGAAGTCCAAGTCCTTAAGTGCCTGTTTGCGATCTGCTTTAACTTTTGCAACTTGAGCCTCCACTTCATCGAGTGAAGGTACAGAGTGCTTGGTTTCTTCAGCCTTTTCAGGCTCATTTCCCTTGATTTTGGCAAGTGCCTCGTCAAGTGACATGTCAGGGTTTCTCGCCCTGAGCGCAATCGCCTTTCGTTCTACCTCTGACCAGTTTCCGACTCGCACCCGTTCGGGTAGCTTATTGGGATCCTCGGTATCTTCAGGCTCATCTACCTTGGTGGATTCTTCTTTTTGGGGTTCCTCCGGAACCGTCTCTTCTTTTACTTCTTCTGCTTCAGCCTTTACCTCGGCGGGTGGTTTTTCCTCCTTGGAGACGTCTAAATCTTTTAGGAGTTTTTCGTAGCCAACCGCATCAAGTGCATCCACGCTTAACGACGATTCAGCAGGATTCTCTTTTGGAGCCTCCCCTGAATTAGTTGTAGTGGCGTTAGGTTGCTCGGCTTGCGCCGGAGTCACTTCCGTTTCGTCCATAAATCGAAGTATGTAGGTTGTTGTCGTCCTGTCAACACCTATCTTAAAAAGATTTTATCGCCCACTCGTAAGGGATGTTTTTATCGTCATACGGCCTCCGGTACTCGTCCGGATCGGCATAGTCGAATGGTTGATCCACGGTATTGATAACGACCGCTTCTTTTGTCCCACATGCCATAAATCCATGCCATAGATTAGGAGGTATGGTAATCCTGTATGGGCTATTTTCACCTATGTAATATGTCTCTGTTTTCCCTGTTTCCTCGTCGTAAATACCCACCTTTAGCGTCCCACTCACGCATACAAACTGATCCGTTTGCTTCTTATGAAAGTGCCACGCCTTCACTATGTTGGGATTGCATGTGGTCATATACACTTGCCCAAAACCGGTGAATCCATGCTCATCATTTCTGAGCATTTCCATGAGCCGGCCCCTGCCGTCCTCGATAACCCTAAGAGGCGTCTTTAGGCACAGGCTCATTGTCTTGAGGGATTGAGTTATACTTGATAAATGGGATCTGGCGTACCCTTAGATGTCCGGCAGTTTCCTCGCAATCAGGCACAAAAAACGGTTCCCAAGCAAACAAGTTGCCCTGCGGATCTTTTTTAACGTGGTAGGCAGGAACACCTACAACTAATCCAATTTTAATCCCAGCCGGATACCATTTGTTCCAGCAAAGGAATAGGTCTTGTGTGCCATGTCCGGCATACCCAATAAAGTTACTCAACGTCAGTGCCTTCTTGGAGAGGAGGGTACAACCGTTCCCGCACCAATCGGTAGGGAGAACTGCACCCTGAACGGCAGATCCGGCGTAAGCCTGATCCAACCAACCACGCTTTCTCCATTTTTTTGCGTTTAGGGCAAATACGTTCGCTTTTGGTGGAGATGCCTTAAGTTTTTTATGTAATTCCTCCATCTCCTTAATCATATCCTTGGGGGGATTCTTTCTCTTTAAGGCGTAGGCATTCAACTTCTTAGACATCGCTTTAATCTTTTTGGATAACTCTATTCCACCCGCCTTTTCACTCGGCAGGTAATCTTCAGCAATATGATTATGAGGAGTACCCCTTCCGCACAGGAAGGATCCGTTGAAGTACGTCGAACAAGATACCTCGTATCGTGGTGATGACGGATAATTGAGTGCCCATATAAGCGAGTCTAGGGAGTCAGGGTGAACAATTACGTCCGATTCAACAATCCAGCAAAAGTCGTAGTTACCATCCCTAGCTTTATCAAATCCTGCTCCAAGAAGTCTCGCAATTATTATTTGCGCTTTCTCCTTGTAAGGCACGGCCCCGCTATCGCATACATCCACTTGAACCTCTTTTATGTTTAGGTTACCCATTCTAGGAAGCGTCATTAACTTCCCCATAACGGAAGAACTTTTATCGGTGCAAATATATAAATCAGCACTTCTTTCCTTGAGTGCCACGGATATTGCTACAACGCATTCCTCGATTGCGTAAGAGTAAGACAAAGTACACGGAATAACTATTGAGATCCTATTCATAGCACTTAATAGCTAGTGATTCCAATAATCCGCAACTAGGTTTGACTGCTGAAACGCTAGGGGGGGTCTCTCTGGATCATTCTCCTCTTGATAGTCAAAATAACCAATTCCTTGTTGCGCTGGCCCCAAAAGATAGCTCCCTTCATTTGCATAAACTGTTCTAAATTTTATGTTGCTATATTCATCTTTATAAGTTGCGGATCCTTCGTAACTCATGGGATCACCAAACGGCCCCTTACTATACGACGGATACCCTGTAATTGCTCCGACCCCATAGTAATAACCAAAGTAACTTGTTGACCGTGTGCTATAATCAAGTTTGCTTAAAAGTGAATCCGTTCCAAACTTTCGCTTTACGGCATTTCTAGGTTGCTTATGCGTATGATATGCTTCTGTGTTATTTGCTGTTTTTGCTGTCTGAAAAAAGTCCTTGTTTGCAACATGCGCTATATCAACGCATGCCCCGTCAAAGCATTTGTAGTAATTTACACTTAGGTAAGTTGAAAGATCTGTCGGATCTTTATACATAGAATTTGGATTGGTGTAGTAATATCCGGCTTTACTTGTATCGTATGCTTGGGCTAGCCAACCTATATTTACCGGCCATTTTGCAAGCGTTCTTCCGGCTTCATTCCTATTCGAATAATAATGCGTGTTCAATCCCCAGTTTTCAACCACAATAGATGACCCTCCCCCTCCAACCGTAAGGAATGGATGATCTACGTATGTTGTTTTAATCCAGTTATTATTAGATATTGTACTTCCCTTTTTTGTGTATTCTAGTCTTGCAAACCCTAGATAGAGTTCACCCGTTTTGATTAACCGCGAGACTGATATTAATGTTTTTGTTCGAGTATCTACTATTGGTGGTAAGTTATAATTTTTATAAGAAGAAAAAAATTCGGTGACTGTTGTTGTCTTTTCATCTTCGTCAGGATACCAATATGAACCCATTATTTCCGGCTCAACTCGTATTGTCGTTTTTCCATTTACATTTTGAGTGAATGTTGCCCGAATAAATGACACAGGAATAGTTGTGGTGGTTTCGGATACATTGTCTAAGGTTGCATCACTATTTATCCCAGCAAGAGACAAGATTGGCCTATTTTGATCAAATGAATACGTTCTATCTCTGAACCCATAAAACCCAATTCCAATCTTGTCTAGGAGTGACTCATATCCAGCACCACCATAATAGTCATAACCATTTGGAACCCATAAAAAGTTTTTTGGTTGTGTTTCTGGACGATTATAAGGCCCAAACTCAGCAAGATCGATTATTCCGTAAAACGTGCCAGTTGTCTGTTTGAGTTCTGTCTTGTCTAAAATTGTATATCCTGTTGTCGTCTTGCTTCCACTGTAAGTTGGGATGCCTGTGTAATATCCGTTAGCTAACTGTCTGCCACTATATGTGCCATAAGGATTTCTCCCGATGTATGTTTCATACGGCCATCCTTCTTTTCCAACCCTAAACTCGTTCACATCGACAACGCTTGTCGATGTAGAGCTTGATTTCCACCTAAACCCACCTCCTGCTTGTTCTTCTCTGTATATGAATTTTCCTTTTTCTACATGCGTTACCCAGTTTGTCCGTCCTCTCCCAATGATATTCTTATTTTTTGTTGTTGCAGAACCAAGGGTTGTAAGAGGACTAAACGGAGGGCCATTTATTGTGCCACCATAACTTCTTGTTGCACTATATGTTATCGCAACGCCATTTAAGTCCTTTTGGACAATATCTATACCTTGCTCATATGCACCTGTCTCCTGTCCGGCAACGTGTTGCCATTTGAACCAGTCGTAATATGTGAGATAATAGCTGTCTCCATAAGAATAATTACCCCATACCCTTATGCTTTCCGGCCATGTAAAATAAGGCATGACTTTTAGCGTTATCCTGTTTGACCGCTAAAGTAGTTCCATGAATAAAACAACTCCGGCGGATACGTTAAAAGATTCCTTACCCATATGGGCCATGCTCCAACTGATGAAGATACTAGCCGAGATGGGTTTCCTTCGGTTATTTTAACGAGTGCAACATAAAGGTTTTCAGGAGCCTGACCCTTAGCCCATTCTTGAGGCTTTCCGTCCGGTGGGCCTTCTTCAAGTATTGCGGATTTTACGACTCCATTTGTACTCGTACATTTAGCTATAATAGTGCAATTCTTATTTCTTGTTCCAAAACTAAACAGATTGGTTGGGATTATGCCATTTATAGTTCCAGCGGTTACACCTATCCCGCTACTTCTGCTTGTTATTGAAAATGGGTCTTGGTTAAAGTTTGTTGTACCAAACGAAAATCTCTTATTTGGAGACTTGAAAGATCCGTCCGTACCAGAAAATACTCTAGGCTGGGTATTCTTTAATAGGCTTGCCGATTTTTCTAGTTCCTGACGTTGCCGTTGAAGATCATCTTGGATTCTCCGTATGTCATCGCTCATTTCTTTACCTCATTTTGCAGGACTCGCATCGCAGAAGCCTCATCCTCATCCATCATTCGGGACAATGCCTTTAATTGTCGGTACTTCTCTAGGTTAATCATGACAGTGTTATGGTCTTTTTCCTCGTCTAGAATCCCTTGTGCCAGTCCTGCCGTAATCCCGCCTAGTCTCCTTACCCAGTAACGTTGAAACGACTGATTTTGCCTAAGTGCCTTAATGTCGGCTATCGTTTCCTGCGCTACTGTTATCGACCGATCCCGTGCCTCGTTCTTATCCATTCGGATTCTGTTGCACTTGAGAAGGATCTAAAGGGGTTATGATCGTCTCCGCATCAGCAATTTGAAGAGCTTTTAGCATTTGAATGTAAAGGCTTGCTACCTTCTGCTGAATAACCGGTGGGTATGCGTAGAATTGCTGAACTAGGTTAGCCCCTTGGGTGGATGATTGTAGGATCTGCTCGCCACGATACCGTGTAAGAAGCAGTCGAACATCCATATCCAAGTTAGCAACTTCATCCGGCGTAATGGATCCGATCTGAGCCTTGTCTCCTTCCAGATAAGTGAACACCTCTTTGGAGTCCATATTTCTGAAAATAAGTTTCACTAACCGGTCTAAGACTAGCTGAACCCCTTGTTCCAAGTGGGATAGGTAGAGGGCAAACATCTCCTGACCTGATTTCTCGATATTGCGTATGCCCGTGGCTAGTTTTGCCGGCTCAAGTCCTGCGAACTGCTGATCTCCGGCATTCACTACACCTGATTCGAGTTGCACAACCTGAAGGAAGAACTCAACCATCTTGAATAGGTATTCGCTCTTAACTTCAGGCAGGGCCACGTACTCAAGGGCATCCTTGGGCGTCTTTCCGTGCGCCAGTGTATATGTACCACCGTTGTTAAGAACAAGGTGGGGATTGGATCTTCCCTCAAGTGTGGCGTCTGGTTGCCAGAACGTAACACGTCCGGATCCTCCCTGTGCGAAAGAGATCCGATTGATCGTCAAATCGACGAAGTTTTGGCTTGGCTCGAACATCTCAACGGATCCGATCCCGTACCAACGACCGTCCACCGGATTACACCGGATGATTGTAAATGGACGCCTACCATCAGGAGTAAGGTTTGCGGTGTAGTCATAGAACAAGGCCCGACGATTCTTAACATCAACGAGAACCATAATTTCCTCTAGGATCCCGTCTCCGTCTGCGTCGTAAGTCATATAAACTTCAGCCACCTCAACCAAGGGATTCTCAGTGTTTGGGGCTTGGGTTGTCTCGCCACGCTCAGTCTTGGCCTGACTAATGCCGGCCTTAGGTGTTCCGGATTCTCCGGCAAGCGACCGAATTAGCTCAATGGCACTCTTTGTCGCCAATACGCTTTGCTCTGTGGACATGTCCAATAGGTTCTTGCGTTGGTATAAATCTGAAAGAGTTGCCACGGGAACATCATAAAAATGCGCCACAATGTCTGCCTCATCTACTGATGGGGCATTAAGTGGGCATATAAAGTCCTTGAAATAGACAAGTCCAACATCAGGGCCACGCATGATAGTTGCCTTGCGGGTGATAATCTTTTCCTCGTAAATCGGGGTTGCCGGCATCTCTGTCACACCGTCTCTGCGTAGTACAGTCTGCATGCCGACTGGATTCCCGTTTTCGTCTGCTATTATCTTGGTATCCCAAGCATCAGTCTCAAGGATGTAATCCCCGTCCTGAGCCAAAATATCCTTGCCGGCTGGATCTACTAGCACCTTAGCCAGACTTCTGTAAATCTGCTCCTTGGATGCGTGGGTGGTCTTTACAATACATTCCCCCCGCATGAAGGCTAATTCTACTGCCATCTGAAGTTTCGTTGCCGTGTCGGATTTATCAAGTTTCCAACGAACATAATGCTCAACGGCATCTGCCTTTACTGCGTCGCTTGCCCCCTGTGGATAAGCCGAGAACCACGGATCCGTACTAAAGAAATAGTTATTTGCCCTAGCTACCATCTGACGGGCAATCCGGCGGGTGATAGGTACGGTTAAATTACTGTCCTCAAAGATCCCTCCTAGCGAAGCCGGACGCCAATCAACCTGATTGTGATACATGAGTTCAAATAGCTCCCTGCGTCCCATGAATGAGGCGGATCCTCTTGCTACCTCGCTTGTGCGATACCATCCGGTTCCTCGGACAATGTTGCGACCACTCTCCTGCTCAAGAGCAGTTAGGCGGTTTAGGATATGATTTACTAGACGATCTTCCTGCTCTTCCGACAACGAATAGGCAGTCGGAAAAGGCACTTTTTGTGCCTGACCTGATAGCGGTGAAGCCGGATCTACCCCAGCGACCTTAATTGATTCGTCCGTTTTATCTAAGAATTGTTCGATTTGTTCTGCCATAAAGATCTACTCCTATACCTTGTTGTTGTTTCGCCGACAAGCTATTCCTTCAATAGATCTTTTAACGGGATCCCAAACTGCTCCCTTTTAGCGTCGGTTCTAGCTTTCTGGATTGCGCTAGAGATTTTGTCTTTTGCCTCAGGTGTTCTTCCCATGGCTAGTAAGGGCGCAACGGCCATCTTGGTCTTTTCTCCGGCAGACTTGGTAAATCTGCTGTATTGTTCGGGAGTCATCTTCTTGTCGTTGCCTGTCAGTGTCTTGTATGAGGCAGTTGGCCTAGATACATAGAACGGATCAGAAGGATTCTTGCGATTGTACTTCATCATGAACTGATCAAGTTTCGACGCTTCGGGCGCATCTTCTACGGAGATTGGGCTAATTGCCCTGATAAGCGCATTCCCACGCTTCTTAATCTCAACTCCCTCAGGAGTCCTTAGCGGAGGAGGTGCAAGCATTGGAGCAGGAAGAACGGAGTAGGCTATTCCCTTTAGGGTGTCTTTTCCGGTCTTTGTGTCCCGTACATAAGGATCCATCTCTCTGAGTGGTTGGCGAATAAGATTGGGAACAAGTACCGTACCAAGTTGTCCTGCTGTCCATGTCCCAACGTTGTTCTGTCCGTTGAGGAGATTGCCAAGATCATCCATGCCCCTCATGTATGTCTTACTTTCAACCGCTTGCATTAAGTAGGATTGGAACATCGCCAATACTTCTGCCGGCGGGAGTCCTTGTTGGCCCTTCTTGATTGCACGAATCATATCCACGGTAGTTCCTAGAGCAGTCGCAAGCGGATCGATCCGAGCGTAGCTAAACTGCTTGGATCCGACCCGAATTGTCATGGCTGGGAGAGTCCTGTTGGCTAGATCCCTCTCCCCTTGTCCGGTCAGCTTGGAAGGTTTAGATCCTGAGATTACGATGTATTTGTCATCGTCGTCATCGTCTCCCTCGACCATTCCCCATATCACGGCAGTCACCATGGATGAAACCAGTTGATTTGAGATGTTCTCAATTACTTCGGGCTTCATGTCTGAAGATAAGCTGATCCCGTCCTTGTCGAACCTTATGCCTCTTCCAATAGAGATTAAGGTATCCGGAAGTCCGAGTGGGCTTTTCTTAACTCCCTCTTTCAAGAGGTTAAATGGTGTCCGAATGAATGGGAAAATTAGCTGGAAGGGACGGAGGAGCATGCGACCAACTTCCGATTCCGGACGGGCCTTGACGAACTTGTTGAGCGCACGGGCAGAAGCCCCGACAACATCCATAACGTTCTTTGATCCCCCGATTGTTGGAAGCTCGGTTTGGAAGGTGTACGCATACGCTTTCTCGGATGCCTTAATCCAAGCATCGCTCCCTGCCGTATTTACTTGCTCCCTAATAAACCTTTCCATGTCCTGACCGGTAAGCCCGTTTGCCTTGCCCATTCGGTAGGCTTGTGCGCCGACTTCCATTTGTGCCGTCATTGTCTTTACAAAATCGTCAGTTGCCAAAAGAAGCCGGCTTGGGATCCGTATGAATCTGCCTTTTGCTCCGGAAATACTCACTCCCCTTGTCGTTACGCCACCCTGCCTGTCAAGTTCCCCTAAGAGTTTAATCGGTTGATCCAATACGTCCTCTTCAAAGAAGCCTGATTCTGTGTACCAAGTGGCAACCGCATTCGACCATGCCCTAGAGATGGCCGGAGAAATACCCGCAATCAGAGGCTTAAACTCACCGAAAGAAGCAGATTTAGGATCGTTGAACGCTAGGTTCACCATCGACTGAATGCCTCTTCCGACTGTCATTTCGTATGCGGAGAATGGGCCTGAAGATAAGTTGGCGATAAACGTCTTGGCTCCGGAGAGGATCGAATTAACCCACATTTCAACAAGAATGTCGTCCATCGAGGATTCTACGGTCTGGATCGCTCTTGCGACACGCTTGACCTGAATTGCGTCGTTGATGTCGAAATTATATCCATCTTCCGTAAGTGCGGGGCGTGGGAAGTTTGGCCCAGCGGGAGCTACCTTTGCCCTGCGTCGCTTAAACATGTTAGGTTTCGTGTAGGCGTCATCTAGCCCCATGGCGGAAAGTATCCGGTCTGCCTGACGCAAGGCATCGGCCTCGGAAACATTCTGATTCCCGTAGGATGCGCTTGCGCCTAGCTCTTCCGTCGCCAAGTCCTCAACCGTTGCGCCACGACGGGTTTTTGGCATGAGTTTTTGACGAATCTCTTCCGCTACGGACTGCCGGAGTGCTTCAATTTCCTCTGCCTTGAGTCCGGTGATACGTTTAATCTTTGAAACGTCGTTCCTCTGCTGGATCATTCGGATTGCCTTAACCTCTCTTGGGTTAAGTCTCTTAAGGGTGTTATCAATCATGCTGGATGTCTTGAGTGAAACCTGAACTTCTCCGGAGAAGAGATCGGCAAGTGTCACACCCCATTTACCAAGGGCAGTTTCAATCTTTGCTAGTCTCTTAGCCGTTTCGTCCTGAAGTATGTCGTTCGAATCCGGTTCTTTCCGAGTCCTCTCTAGCTCTTTCTCAATCTCCGGATTCGATTCGTTTAGGAGTTGGGCCTCAAGCTGTTGGATCCTCCGGCTTTTCTCGGCAGGAGAGATGGCATACTTAATCTTTCGCTCGATTTCTTTTGTCGGGTTAAAGATTAAGTCTGTCAGGAATGCTTTATGCCGTTCTGCCGGTGTCTTGTAGTCGTCGATTCTGGCCCTAAGTGATCTTGCGACCTCTGATCCGGTCTGCCGGTAGGCGTAGGCCAAGATAGAAGCCTCTCGTTGAGCCTTCTCGTCACCCGAAGTCATAGCCCTACGTGCCAGCTTTTCGACAAGCAACTTGGCGGATCGCACCTCGACGTCGGTAGGCAATCCGGCTTGAGACGGATCCACTGCCCGTTCGAGCAACATACGCTTTACACCTTCTTCGTCATTGGCAAGTAGCGCACGGGCCTCGGCCATAACGATAACGTCTGGCCGGCGTTGCAGGATGCCCTTTCGGGCCTCATCCACTGCATTCACTAGGTTACGCCCCATGCCCTTAGCGGGGTTAGCTAGCGTCGGATTTCCTGTGATTTTGAACTTATTGCGTTCTTTATCTGCCTTGTTGATCAGATCATTTGTTTCGGGCAACTCCTTACCTAAATAGTCCATGTACTCTTCGACGGCATCCATATCGGGATTTCGGCTAGGAGAGAATAGGGATTCCATGGGTTTGTAATCGTCATAAGTCTCCCTTTGCGGGTTCTTTATGCCCATCGCACTCATAACTGCCTGAGTTTTATTTGGGAAGAATGAATGCCAAACCGGTGTAATGCTGTCTCCGTCAGGAGTAATTACCGTCGTTTGGTTTGTAATCGCACCGAGTATTCCAAAACTGCTTGTGTACTTTGTTAGTCGGTATGCGGTGTTTCTGAAATCTGTGAGTGGAACTTCTTTGTAGTTGTAGTCATTTATTCCGACATTATCTTCAGGATTGATAATTGCTTTGGATGCCAGAAGTTTATCTCCCTGATCGTTTTCGAATGCAATTACTGAGTTCTTTTCATTCTGTTCAAGCAGTTTATATGCTTCCCATATTTTCTTGTTGTTCTCCTGACTTAGATCATAAAACGCAGAGTTTTTATCTGCAATTTTACCAAACTTCTGAAAAGACCACTTGAGATCGGGGTATT